TTACAATTCAGGTATAACATGTACTTTTGCATATACACCTTGTTGCACAGCGAATTGTTCTAACGTCTTTTGCCTGTATGATGTGAGTGTAAAAAAGTGAATAATAGGGACTTTCCCGTTATATTTGTTTTTATAATACACAGTGAATTCACCATACCGATTCATTTTTTCAGCGTTTATATTCATCGTCTGTTTACGATCAATTTCTACAGCGTTTAATATCCCGTCGTCATCCCGGAATTTCACATCAGAAATAATCGTTTTCTTTCGGTCATTTACTTTATAACGGATGGGTGCTTCTATTTGCCAGTCATCGGGACAAAACAGATAAAGCCATGCTTCATTTCTCATAAGACTATGCGCTAACCGACTATTGGGTATAACTTTCTCATTATCATCAAATAGCTCTCTACCATTTTTATTTAGGTAATATACATGTTCTTTTTTATACACTGTACTATTCACAAATGAGCTTAAATCCTTTAATATGCGGTTTGCATTTCTTATGCCACCTAAATCATGTATAGCCATTAAATGCCTACGTGTAGCAAATTTCAGCTTTCTAATCGAGGTCAGAATCATCATTTGTCTGTTGATTTTGATATGTGTCTGGATGTTCATCTTTCTTCACCTCATATTGTTTTAGTACATCCCACATCTTTTCATTCGTAATATAAGGAACTTGCACTTCAGTCAATCGATCAGTCTTAAAAATCGCACGCCCTGGAATGCTGTGTATGGTTTCAAGCCCTGGTTCATCTATAACAACATGTGAAGCTGTTGCTGTTGGCAACCTGAAGCCTAGCTTCGCATCTGAATTCTGTTTCACTTGGCGTGGTAACGTATCCCCAGTTGGATACTGTGTACAGAAAATTAGTCTAAACCCTAATGCTCCACCTATACGCGCTATATGAGACAGCATTTGTTGGCAAGCTCCTAATAACTTTTGTTGTTCTCTATTCATACTTTTATCAGGACAAAGTTCTGCGCCTTCATCCACGATAATAAAATAGCGTTCTTTTATATTTGTTTCTACCACATTGGTATAATGGTGTCCTTTCATAAAAAGCATTTTTTCTTCCATCCTTTTTAAAATCATACTCAATACTTGAAAGGCCTCAATTGGCTTTTCCGCAATAGATTCTACCTGTTTTACGTTCGTGTAAGGTCCAAACTCCAATCCACCCTTTAAATCAATAATGTAAAAGTGAACATGCTCTGGATTAGCTACAGTAAGTGAAGTGAATACATTCTTTAAAAACACCGTTTTTCCCATCCTCGTTAGTCCACCTAAAGTCATGTGCGGTGTTTTATCAAAGTCATGACAAATTAACTCTTCTAAACTTTGCCCGATTGGTACACGCCATTTGCGCTCTTGAATTAAATTCGTTGACCATTCCCATCTCGTAGGTATTTCTTTATGGAATACTCGAATATTCAATTCATAATTATCATACTGGATTCGAACGGGTTTATTTAGTCCTTCAGAAACAACATCCTCGACCTTCTGAATGATTTTACTTGGCATACCAACAGGTAAAGTGTAAATGTATGTTGTACTGCGATCATCAATATTTTTCTTTTGAAATTTTGGATAACATAGCTTTTCTTCTTTTTTGATTGCGATTCCAGACACTTCAAAGAATACTTGTATCTTGCGTTTATCATCATCTTTACGTTTGAGCTTATCACTTACCAAGGCATATCCAAATGAAGCAACGGGTATTAACAATAATTCAAGCATTGATGAACACTCCTTATATATCCTATAAGGATATAGTTGCATTTTTTTGGAAGATAACAGGACGAGCATTTTTGCTTGTGAGGTCTATTGTCCCTCTCTTCCACATCGTATTCCTTCATAGAAACATAACGAGAATATAACGTAGAAGATATAAGAACGAGCCCGTAAGCGTCGTATACAAGGTTATACGTGGAAGCCAATGCGGAACACTCTTCCCCATTTTTTCAGCTACACTCATCGCGATTACAGACAAACCTGTTGCTGTCCAAATAATTACCGCTTCCCCTGCAAGTGTCATCTAAACCCCTCTTTTCTTTTTAGCTGTAGAACCTTCTTTGAATTCATTATTGGTTGATAATCGTTAATGACATCCCCCCATTCCAACACTTCATCTCCATCTTCATATAAATCATCGATAATTTCGCTTGATAAATGGTAATAGCCTTTATATTCACGATTATTAAATACTTCATGTCTTTCCATGTGGTTCACTATCGCATTCATTTCTTTCTTACCCTTAGAACTCCTATGCATATTTCTCAATTCCTTCGATGGATATAGATAAGGTGTTTCGTTTAAATGTGAATATTGCCAACGCATATGTGCTCTCTCCCCTCCAGATTTCCTTGCTTCCACTTGGTATTCCTCATGGTATTAATATAGGTATATGACTTAGAAGAAGGATTATTACCCATATTGAGAAATTATTTTTCTTTAATATAGAAGATAAATTATAATAGAGGTATTTTTTTATGTGTGTTGAAATAATTTGCAGGTGATAAAATATGGAGATAAAACTTAAAAGTAAAATTGGAGATTGGGTAGAAAAAAGTGGATATCGAAAAGATTTTATAGCGAATAAACTAGGAATAACCGTAAAACAACTCAACAACTACATAACTGGAACTTCTTTTCCAAATGTTCATCGTTTATACCAATTAGCTTGTATCTTTAATTGTAGAGTTGACGATTTATATGAAGTACAAAAAAATGACCCTGCTAATTAATTATTAACAGGGTCCAATTTGTAAACAGGATTTCTTTCATTTTGCAACACTTCTATGTACATCTCAGCAAGTTTTGGTCCATCGATTAGTTGGATATTTAATCCTTCAGCATAACGCTGGGCATTTACAGTATAACTCCCAGTTGTTACTACGTATCCGCCCTTCGCGTCTTCTTTTACCATATTTGAATGAACTAACGCGATAGCATTAAAAGGCATGTCCGAATTATAACATTTCACTTGTCCAAGATATAATTCGTCATTTAACTTATGTTCAAAATCAACACCGTAATCATTTGACCCCCTCGTTACGTAAACTGATCCTCCATAGTACCTTTCAAATACGTCTCCAACAAAATGTTCAAATGCTATTGGATCTTCCCCAATAAATACATTAGATACTTTTTCTTCTTCTGTCTGTTTCATGAATCGATAATACAGCCCCATAGCTACAGTTTTTTTAAAATCTACATCATTATTTGCTAAATGTAATAAATTCAAAAAGTCGTGCTCTTTTTTCCTTCGTAACAATACCCAATTAATAACAGAAATACACGTTATAAATAAGAGAACAATTGTGAAAACAGACATTTTAACACCTCCATTTCAATAATTTTACCCTTTTTCACAATATGTAATCCCACCAACAAAAAAGCCGTCCCCACTAAAGGAAACGGCTCTTTTCTTTACATACAATTTTAGATTAAAGAATATAATAAAAATATACTCTATCGTCAATATTTCGTTCTATCGCTCGCTTTTATTACATATACTAAAACTAACACCGAGAGAAATTTATATAAACCGGACGCTTTCCTAAAGAAAGCGTCTTTTTATTTTGTATTCATACATTATTTTCACGCGCATATAGTAAGAATGTCATCGGAGAATACTCCTCATGGAAAAAGACACTTTCAACTGAGAGAAAGTGTCTTTTTCTATTTTTAAGGAATATTAAGTACCTAACATGCATATAGCTAAACTAATAACAGTTTTCTCCCATTAGAACCTTATACTACTCTACATAAAGAGCATTCCTTATATTGGAGTGTTCTTTTTTTATTTTTTAGTAATACAATATAATTTTTTCACATATATATTTAATGGTTCAAGAGAAACCACGAAACCAGCGTACTCCTCAGTCAAGAGTGCACTGGTTTTTTATTTTTACTGTTATAATATATTGTAACTATTGCATATCATATAATAAGCTTTACAAATAACTGACATCCCTAGAAGAGGTCTCCTTATATAGACAAGAGGGGCCTCTTTTGGTTCCCCTCCTTACTCCATCTACACATAGTCATTATTTTTTACAGTTCATATTAATTCTTACGGTTATATATAATACTATTGCAAACCAAATAAGAGATGTATATCTTTATAATGTTAAAACAGCATTCCTCCCTCGCCAGGGGAATGCTGTTTGTCTGCCCTATTGTACGCATATATAAAAACCTTTGGTAATTACATAGTATGCACGCCTATTAAACCGTGTGACTCTCTACCCCTCAAACCGCACATACTCCCCCGATACCCATTGATCCCCTCCAACGTTGTACCAGCCATTTTGAATGCCCCAAGATTGATAGCGTTCACCTCGGTAGACCTTTTTCACAATGTCATAATTTGTTCCTGGTCCCGTACGAACGCGTAATACATCTGCTGTTATGGTAACAACACCTACACCATTGTTTGACGGTTGTGTGGATGGTGCTGTATTGCCGCCACCGTTATATGCGTTTTGCACCCTTTCTATAAAGGAATTCCATCGCCCTTCATCCAACATACGATGTGGACAATACTTACCGCTCCAGGATTGGTGTGTACGAACTTTACTAATTGGAATATTGAACTGTTTCATGAGTTGAGCTACAACGATAGCCGCATTATTTTCCGCCTTATAATATCGATCTCCACCACTTAAAGAGTAGCAAATTTCAACCCCGATAGATTTACGATTTCCGTTACCTCCACCATCACCACAATGCCAAGCGTTACGCTCCAAAGGAATTCCTTGTACAGCTTCTTTATCATCTACCGCAATATGGAAGGATACTTCATTATTATTTCGAATCATATAAGCGATTTCGTTTTCCGCTGAAGCATCATTATACGTATTATGAACTGTAATAAACTCCGCATTCATTGTATACGGACACTTCGTACCATATTTACTTGGGTCAACTAATTTTTTTCGGATTTCCATTATTGAACATCTCCGCTTCCTAAGATTTTTTGTTTAATTTCAGAAACATCTTTTGATAAATCCCCAAAAGCTTCTGCTTGTTTTGTGATAACGTCCTGATTCTTTTCAATGACTTTCTGATATTGTTCTTCACGCTGTTCATTCTTTTTTTGCGTCGTAAAAAGCATCCACACGAATAACGCTGCGAATGCCCCTTGTTGAATCATAGAATTAAAAATTTGCTCCTCCATTGTTCTCATCCCCTTTATTGGCAATAGAAAAAAGAGCCCTTTTAGGAGCTCTTTTGGATACGATTTTTACATTATCCCTTTAACTACTAGACCTAAAACCCCTGTTACAACCGCCCCGATAACAATTCGTAAAATCCAAGTTGTATTTAAACTGATTTTTTCTAATTGCTTATTAACTGTAGAAATATCTTTTTCATTTATCGTTGTACGCATCTCTAAATTTCTTATTTCTCGCATGATTTCTTTTTGCTCCAAAGTCAACTCCTCTATTTTTTTCTTGATGTCTTCCATGTTTCCACATCCCTTGTTCTAATTAAATACGAAGCATCTAGATATATTATTCTAAAAATGGACAAGATGTTCTTATTCAAACAGAGTATGTAGAACCCTTATTTATAATCAGGTCTAAAGACTGTAATTCCTTCTCGTGCAAGTGTACGCATTTCTTCATCCAAACGATCTAATTCACTTCGTTTTACTTCTGGATTCATCTCGGTATTCGATTTTACAACATAATATTCTTTACGTAATTTAGCCATTTCTCTATCAATTCTATTAAATGCTTTCATTTCTTCGGCATTCGATGCATCTTCTTCATTCTTTTTACTATCCGCTTGAATCGCTTGTTGTTCATCCATGATGTTATAGTAATCTTCCATGACTTGCCCACCACCTTGTCCATTTACAAAGAACGCTTTCGCACCCGGTGTCGATTCATTCCATTCTTGTGCAATTGGCGTAGGCACATCTTTATTAGATATTAAAGAAATAGCACTATCTAATCCTTTCAATGGAAATTGACCTAATCCAGCCGTGTACCCTTTATATAGATTATCAATTTTGTATGGAGAAGCTTCAATTCCTATCTTATCTAATGCACTTGCCATTTCACGAGCTGTTAGGCTCGTATTCGGACCGTATTGCTCTTTCGGTGAATTTTTCTCATCACGCTTTGGAACAATTGGACCATCTCTAAAAAAGCTATAGTTTGCCATATTCTCGACAATTGGTTGTAACGTAGTCGGTATCCAAGGTACTTTCACCGCATCATTTACAGTCTTATCAAATCCATCAAACGCATACTGATCTCCCTCTCTATATTTATTTGCTCTTTCTACTGTATTAGCTAGTAATGAAATATCGAAAGGCTTAGGAATCCGTCCCACTTTATCAGTACCAGGAATGGCATATGACCAATACGTGTCCTTCTCTTGTTGCGGCATATTATCCATCATTTCTTTTTGTTTATCATTTGCACTTGCATAACTTGCGATGGCTAGTGCACTTGGTGGTAGGGTTGAACCTGCAATACGGGCACTTGTTCGAACTGGATGTTCCTTCATCGCACGAATTAATTTGTCTTTTCCTTGTACGTTTGCATTTAAGAACGTAAATATTCGATTGGCAGATTGCATGGAATTCCCCATACGGTTGAAATCCATTAAATCACGTGCCTGATAAGCTGATTCTTCTGGCGTTAATCCCTTTTTCAATCCTTTATGATAAGCTCCAACTTTTGTTGCTTCTTCCGATACTTCGGAGATATTCTGTAGTACTTTCAGCCAATTTTTAGGATTAACAGGAGCTGTAATAGCCTTTATCGCTTTTGGAAGTCCAGATTCTTGTTTTTCTAATCCTGATAACTGTTCTTTCAACAAGTCACGATCGGCAGATAAATATCCACCATATGCACCGCCCTGATTTACCCAGTCATCATACACCTCTGAACCTTTCCCGAACTTTTTCTTCCCAACTTCTTTAAGTCCCTTTACAAAGTCAAACGGATTGTACCCTGTATCACTTACCACATAAGCTGCAAACTGGTCACGAATCGGATTTCTCAAGGCAAATTCAGGAGTTAAGGTTGCCCCGGCACGTAGCCAATCACTCGGTTTCGATGCCGCCAATATAAATTTATTTGTAACTTCCTTGTCCATTGCTTTCACGGCACGATATAATTCAGGCGCTAATTGATATTGTTGTTTTTCCCCATTTTGAAAAACAGTTACAATGTTCTCTTTCGCTACCGACTCTTTTCCATCACCTGCAAGCTTTTCAATCCATTTCCCTGCGCCTTCATTTTCCGCTAAATCTGCTAGAGCTAGTCCAACTTTATTCCGTTCTATTGCTTGCATAGACTTGAAGGTATTTTTCACAATGCTTTCAAATGGATCAATGACATTTCGACTCGATCCCTCTATACGCTTAACAGGATTGGTCAAATCTACAAAGCCTTTTCCACCACCGAAGCCTTCACCCACGCCCTCTTCATCAAAATAACGGTTAAATGGCATGTAGTTTGGATGCTTTTCACGCATGGCAGTAACAGCATCCTTAGATAACATATTTCCTTCAACCAACATATCTAACAAGGAATCATTGTAGGCTTTAATCTTTTGGTGTGCCGCTTGTATTTCAGGATTATCAAACTTCGCAATTGTTTTCTCTATCTCGTCCGGAGTAAACCCAGTTTTAATGCCTTGTTTTTCTAAGTCTCTTGCATGCGTAGCGGTCACATAATCACGTATATCTGCCATATCAACCTTTGAATCTCCAAAGATATTACGGAACTCTTCTACCTTCATTTGCGCCTTTTTAGGCGTTCCCGCTGCAAGCCTTGCTTTTTTATAAGGAGAAACAGAAGCATCCGCCAATTCTCCACCAAGTATCTCTTTCTCTGCTTTAGAAATTGGATACAATCTATCTATTACATCTGTATATAACTCTTCTTTCGAATTTGGTAGTTTTTGCAGCACTTGCTTCACACGCTCAAGACTCTTAGGTTTTTCATTTACATTAATTTTTCCGCGGAAACGCGCTTCATCCCCTTGATTCGCCCAAATTTGCGCATCTTCTTGTACTTTTTTCAATCCCTTTTGTACATCTTCCGGAATGGTATTTTGAAAATGCTTCATAAATGCAGGTGCCTCTTGTTCTGCCATGGCTGGGTTGAGTAAATAACGACGCATAAATTCCGCCATACCTTCTTGACGAATTTGTTCAGGTGTATAATTTTGACCGGATGTATGGGAACCAAGTTTCATTAATTCGTCATCAAATTTTGGGTCATTCAATCCAAATTTCTTATCCAAATGATGACCTGTTTCATGCGCTAACGTTTCTAAGTCCCCATAATCACGTGTACGAATGACTTCGGGACCATTTTTATAAATACCCGAAACCGCATCGTCTCCCACTCCCATGCGCCCCGTACGAAGTGTGATATCCACATTATCACGGAAACTATCCATTAACTTTTTCTGCGTAATGGTCCGCCCATCTGGCGCCATAGCGGATTGAATGACCGGTGGTGCATTGCGCATCGCTTGTACGTCATCAGGAAGTTCTCCATTTGAAGAAGCTTTCTTACCATTTAGTTCTGTATAAAACTTTTGTAATCCGATTTCTCGTTCCTGCTTGAGTGCATCAATTACTGGTTGTAACGCTTCTTGGTCGGAAGGATTTTGTTTAATTAATGCCGTTGCCTGTCCAATTTGCTCGTCAATCTTTTTAACAGACGATGGACTCCAAGAAGGAATATCAACCCCGTTTTCTTGATATCCATTGCGAACATGACTTTCTGCCAATTCACGAAGTTCCGTGTTATTTGGTTTCCTTCCATTTGTTTTATAAAATTCTTGATACCAAGATGGATTATTTGAAATACGTCCATACCGATTAACAACATCTCCTAATTCATCCCGAATAATCCCACCTGGTTCTACACCTTTTCCAGATGAATTTTTCAAATATTTATATTGCTCATTTACTGCATCGTTATATTCTTTAAAAAAAGTATTGCTTTCTAATTCAGATTGAATCGGTAAAGATTCCGATTCGTTTTTGGTACGCGTATTTTGTAATACTTGTTCTTCCACAGCTTGATTGACTAATTCCCTTTGTTGTCTTTCCTGCTGAATGACATCATCAGCTATGTTAGAAGTATCACCCTTCGTCTTACGTAAGCTTTTAATCACATTACCAATTCCATAGGCAAGAGGGGTAATAGCCGCCCCCGCTGCGGTCTCTACGCCAATTCGTTTCAAATGATCTTCTATCGTTTGGTCAGGATTCACATATGCTTTTGCTGGTGTTTCTGCGCCTGCAATAAGGGCACCTGTTGCAGCTCCCTCTTTTGCGTATTGCCCTATTTTACCGAGTTTAGATGTATTTTCTCCCACCTTCGCGGCAAGCCCTAGCTTACCAGCTACCTTCACCGCTCCTGCACCAGGTAGCACATATCCAAGTCCCATAGAAGCAAAATCAGCGATGTTTTCTCCTACACCCTCACGGTGATCTTGCCAATCAACTGCATCTTGCCCTCTTACTTTTTTCATTGTAGCACTTGGTGCATTGAGTAAAGTGGAATCCAGTGTACGAGTAGCAAAGCGATTTACCTCTTTTGTGGCTTCACTTTTCCCGCCATCTTTCATGTACTCATCCCAAACTTGCTGACGAGTTTTCCCTTCTGGTGGTTTAATCATTTCACCAAACTTTTGCGCGGCAAATTTCAAGTCACCAAAAAAACCCCCTTCCTGAGGAGGTGACTGTTTCGCGATACGATCAATCGTACCCATCATACGATTGGTACGACTAGCTTCTTCTTGTTGTTTCATCCAGTCTGTGGATATGGATTGTGAAATACTGTTAGCTGCTTTTATTTGATCTAAAAATGGATTTCTCTCTGGTGGTTTTCTATGATCCTCATTGTTCTTATCAAATTCAAGATTTTGATACACATTCTCTACTGGTTCATCTTCCTCACCATTTCTCAATGCGAAGATTTCTTTTTTCTTTTTTACAAGACTACCTGTATTTTCATTCCGAACTTGAATGGGTTGCGTACTTCTTTCATATTTATCTTGATTCCCACTATAATAATCCACACGACGAACATCTTGCTGAGCTGTATTTGAATTGAGTTCAATCATGCGTTGAAGCGTAGCACGCTGATTATCATCTAGACCACCATTATCTTTTTCCCAATCCTTCACCATAGAAGAAGCTTGTTCTTTTTCTATGTCACTTTTCTTTTTACGAGGCATACTTCACACTCCTTACCAAAATCCTTTCGGCCCAAACTGTTTCAACAAAGAAGAAGACTCCCATGGTTTCCTCAATAACAGCGACTCCACATAAGATGGTGCTTTCTTTACTTCTTCCTTCTTTTGTCCATATGCATACGGGGCATTATTTGGGTTACTGTACCAATTAATTTGATCGCGTGTATAACCATTCAATGAAGATTTTGAGCTTACACTTGGTGAACTGCTTGAAGAACTTCCACTACTTGACGTTCCTCGCGAGCCGCCACCTCCACCACTATTTCTAGAGGCGGCTGCTTGCTTTTTTAGGTTATACTCCTGTTGCCAATGGCTATCAGATACACCATCTCTCCCAGAACGATAATTGAATTCTTGTTGCCAACGATTGTCGGATACACTGTCGCGACCGGCCCGGTAATTATAATCTTGCTGCCAACGGTTATCCGATACACTGTCCCGACTTACTTGATAGTTATAATCACGTGTATCTTTTTGTTTCCCATAATTAAAACGACTCAAATCGAGATTGTAATTCCGATTATCATTATTTACGGAATGATTAAATCGGCTCACATCAAGATTATAATCACGTAAGTCTTTCTCCTTTCCATAATTAAAACGATTCAGGTCTAAATTATAATTCCGATCATCATTTTTCATTTGATAGTTAAATCTATTTTTATCAAGACTATAGTTTCTACCATCATTAAAAATCGTATAATTAAAACGCTGTTGGTCTAAATCATAATTTCGATCATCATTTTTCACGGTGTGGTTGAAACGATTTATATCCAGATCATAGTTTCTATCATCATTTCGAACCGTATGATCAAACCGGTCTCGTTCTAAACCATAGTTTCGATTATCATTTTTCACTTGATGGTCAAATCGTTTATTATCGAATTGATAATCTCTCCAATCTTTGTCTTTCGTATAATCAAACTTATCACGCTCTAAATCACGATTTAACGTGTCATTTTTCTGTTGATAATCGAAGCGCTCTTTATCAAAATTATGGTTTCGTAAATCATTTTTCTGTTGATAGGCAAAGCGGTCTTGATCCATCTTCATTCCTTGTTCTCCACTCCATTCCTGAAACGCCTGTTGGCGTTCACGGAAACCAAGGTCTTGGTCACGTTCCATTAGTTGGCGAGCTAAAGAAGCAACTTTTTGTGTACGCTCTGCTTCTAAATTTCCTCTTTGTGATAAACCTGCAATCGCGATTTTATTCATCGCATCTTGTGATAAACCCGAGCTTCCCATCCCTCTTGCAGCTGCTTGTTCTGCTGCTTGCGTTTGACTATCCGCTACACTCGTTTGCATGTTTTGCAATGCTCTTTCATATAAAGAACCCAGCTCGTCATTCGCTTGTAAGCGTGCATCTTGCATACTTAAATTACGCCGTTCTGGCGTTGTAAACACTGGATAATTCGTCATACAAACTCACCTCATCCCATTGAAATAGCCATATAATGAAAAGCCAGTGAAGTATCTCTTGTTGTATTCTTATTGTGCAAAGTAAGTGTAAAAGAAGTTACCGTAACTTGTGAAAGATATACCACGATGTCTCCTGTTCCAATATCTCCATTCGCCGCTGTCACTGTAACAAACGGAATTTGGGAAAAGGCAGGAGTAAATAAGATTTGTTTCTGCAACGTTTGCCCACGACTTATCTGAATAAACTCTGTCTTTCCCACTCGTATGTTATTTTTATAGAACCCATACTCATTTAAATTTTGTAAAATCCCATCATTGTCATTATGAGCATTAATTAAATTCGTAAATTCTTCATTTACTTGCCCAGATGAAATGGTTGTACCTGGCATAAAATTATATTTTCTTTGAATTTGTACCATAGGACGTCTCCTTTCTTCTTTTCAATTCATACTGAACCCCGATGCCGTATACAACAAAAGGACGTATATGAGTTACGTCCTCGATAATCATGCCTATTTTTTTCGTTCGATTATTTACCCGTAGGCGATTAATATACATTTCGATTCTATCAAATGTATTCTGGTCCCAAATCGCTTCATCCCAATTGGAAACATTCGCAGCATTTGGTCTTGTACCATTTACCTGCTTGGTTTCAAAATCTAATTTCACTCCTAACCGATACCCGTTGGGTTGATTACTATGCAACCATATCCGATGAATCTTTTTGTCTTGTGTCATCAAACCAAAATCAAAATACTTGGTTTCCATGCGAAAAGGAATCGGCTTTCCATCATCATGATATTCAGGATGAAAGACATACGCATTTTTATTGCTTCCAAAATAAAAATTCCCATCATAGTTTACGAATACATCCGCTTTGATATTCGAATAAACAGTCCAACACACCAGCAATTCATCATAGACAAGTGTTTTTCCATTTGGAAAAGATAGATAGTACTTCCCTTCAAAATAACCTGCAACAGCTTTATTTTTTTCTGTAAGTGGGATCGCACGCATTGTCGATTCTATTTGCTTGGTTATAATTTGTGCACTTACCATATTAAAGTCATTCGCAAATAATCCATATACATGTGTATCACTCAAATAAAAAATTTGATTTCCAACTACTTGAATACTCTCAGGTGCCATACAGCCCGTTGGTGTATTGATCTTTACTAATTCATAATCATATGTTGTTTTTCCATATAAAGCCCATATGGAATGCCGGCAGAAGATAATTAAACTATTTCGAAACGTTACCAGCCCTACGATTTCATCATTTTCATTACTTGCCACATCAAAAAAATTAATGGCGGGAAAATAATCATATACAGCGTATCCAAGTTTGGGATCGATGTGGGAGAATGAAACCCGATTCTTTATGTCATGACCCACAACAAATAACCGCCCGCCAAAGAAAGCCATGTATTTGCAGTTAAATAAAGAACCTATATCATTCAATCCTGGATTTCTTTGTTCATCCGCCGTAGGTACATATGCTGTTACAGATGACAATTGATTTTCAGCATACACTTTTAGAGAAATATTATTGGCAACTAAAACAACACGGTTTCCTTTTCGGTCTTTCATCGTGATAAAATTCGCTCTGTCACCAGTAGAGGGCGGACCTGGGATATCAACAAAGAACTTCCCATTCCATCTCCTCAAACGGTCACCCATCATCAATAGCTCATTTGTGCCATCCGACTTGAGAAATGTATAGGCACCTGTTATCTTATCTCCTACATAAGCAACTTGTTTATAACCTGTTCGTTTCCGAATTTCCCCCACACCAATCACTGCATTTTCTATTTTACTTAGTTCTTTATCCCCAATTACATTTGCATACACTGTATCATTCAATCCCATTGAAAAATCTTTGAATTCAGCAGTATCCTTCACTCCTCATCACTCCCTTTCAATCCGCAAGGAAGGTAGGAGCATCACTATACTCGTGGATGGTCTTCATTCGCACACCTGACCTCTTTACTTTCCGTTTCTCACGAAAGACGGCATATTGTTGCCTACGTTGTTCATATCGCTGCATACGATCTGGCCTATCCGCATAATCTCCATCCATAAACTGTAGTTGTCCAACAGCGTATAAAATTAATAAATCGTGATAGGGACTATCAATTTCAGGTACATCTTCCATTCCTTTTAGATGACTTAACTTTTTATAATAATAGACCTCAATAGGTTGTTGACTCCCGCCTTGTAACATCAATTCATTTCCCCACACCCAATACCCTTGCTGATTTTCTTCCCCTACAGGTATACGCGGAAATACTTTGTTCGTTTGCATCACTCGTTCTATATCTTGTACGTCATTTGGTAATTTGTATGGATATGTTAAAGTGGCTTTCTTTTCTATCCTTGCAATCGGGGTGATATCATCTAATGCACGATTGAGCCAATGTTGAATATCTCCATTTTCAAAAATGTCGTCAACATCCCGGTTCACTTGCAGGATTAGTTCTTGCAGATTCACTATGATTCCCCCCCACATTTACACCCTGTACATATTTTTGTACGCCATCCACACGGCCATATGCATGCGCGTTCCAAAATGCTTCTTTTGATTCTCTCGCATAATCTTCCGCTAGATCATTCAGTTTTCTTTCTTCTTCTTTTTGTCTCTTTTTCTCAGTATCTTCCACAGTTTGAACAGCGGAGAATCCGTTCACTGTATGGATTCTCTTGATGTGGTCTATCGTACGAGAATCTAATTCTTCAAATCCGATTTGTGGAATTTTCATAATCGACATATCTAATAGTCCATCCATAATGACATGTTCCCCATTTTTAGGATTCCACATAAGATA